ACTCTCTGTCTGTAATAAGCATATCTCTGAATCCTCTTTCTTCTAACTCATCTATTCTGAATCTTTCAGTATCAACTTCATGTTGATGAGAGGCCCATTGTTCTACTATAGATCTGTAATCTTTTTTAAAGAATTGTTCTATTTCAGGTAATGTTTTAAGTTTTTCTGGATTTAATTGTTCTTGTGCTTCTGGAGATTCTGGATTAAGACCTTGTTCTACTAATGCAGATGTTATCTTCATCTGTGCATCTTGCATTAATGTGTCTTCTACCATTTGTCTTTTTTGCTCCATCATATCATTATATGATCCTTCATCAACAGCACGGTATGTTAATTTACTTGATCTTTTAGCAAACTCAGCTACAAGAACATTAATTACATTGGGTATAATTGGATAAAATTTAAGTTCAAGTGCAGAAGAATCTTCTTTAGTAAGAGTTTCAATTATATCTCTATAATCATTATCTTCCTCTACAATGTAGTCAGACTTATCAATAACACCTTTAGCTAACTTATAGTTTTTCATTAACCTACGGGCATTTCTCTTAATCTGTTTAAGACCATTCCACTCTAACCAGTCAAGATTCCAAGCTGCCCACTTATCATCTTTTTCTACTTTAGGAATAAACTGTAAAGGTTGAGTTATACTACCTAACCTGTTATGTTCTGTCTTTGCACCATTCTTAATTTGTAAAGCGTTATATACTTGCATATTTTTTTATTTTAAATTTTTAAATGGTGATCTGTTAAATTTTTGATTTTCACCTAATCCACTTCTACCCATATGTCTAAAAGGACTACTCTTTAAGGTATACAAATTTTTTGAATTTTCCAATTTTTTACTTGCCTCATCTCTCACAATTCTTTTTGTGTAACCCATATTGGCTTGTTGAATTTTAAGAAATGAAACTAATGCAGCAAAAGCTACTAACCTATCCACGTTGAGTCCATCTTGATAAGCCTGCATTTCTTTCATTAACATTATATCCGGTATTCTTTCTACACCATAATGTATTTTTACAGTAGTACCATCATCTTTCTGTATATGATCTATCTCTTCAGTTAAAAAATCTTGAGTATAACTGATCATATGATTCTTGAATAGCACACCTGTATTTCTCCATCCGTATTCCTGGAATACATTTGCATTAGATCCTAAATCTTTTAAGAATACTATTTTGTTTCTTGGTACAAGATATCTTTGTTTCTTTCTTGATATCATGTGATTTATAAATTGAGATATGTTATTCTCTACTATAGTCCATGCATTATACCATTCTATTATTAACTCTAATCTCTCATGTGTTTTATTAATATCATCAAATCTTCCGCACCATGCTGCTACAATTTTATCTCTTTCTATAAATGTCTCAGCCTCACCATTAGTAACCTTAGTTACTTCAACTGGAGCTTTCATTATATATATGGAACATAGTGAGTCTGAGGTAGTTGTCTTTCCCTCTGCAACAGGGTCAATACTACCATAGTACATTCCAAATGTAGGATCTGGTACCGGTCTTTCCCATACTACTAATGTACCTGTTTTATCTTCTGTCTTTTTAGATATAGGAAACTCTGCTATTGGTAATTTATTAGTAGCTTTTACTTTTACTTTACCAGTTTCATCTCTAGATATATCAAGAAACTCTGAAGAGTATTCTTTTTCTTCTATTCTTTTTATCTGAGCATTTACAAGATGAGGTGGGAACTTAGCCTCTTTTCTAAATGCAAATGCCTCTTCTATATTTCTTGGATGTTGAGATACCTCAAGTTGATAATCTTTAGGTTCTTTATTTTTCTTGATTTCTTCAAAATATTCATCTAAAGCAATTAATGCTTCTTGGACAAGTGAATTACCATAGATATCTATATAAGGAGGCATAGACCATTGTTCAGGTATAAATAATCCTGATTCTCCCCATGTATTATCTTTATCTATTAGATTAGTTTTAACTGGATATATATCATTACTGATTGGATCAAGTATCATTTTTTTTAAAGGACCACATTGATCAAGATCTCCTACTGATCCTGCAGCAATAAATAATCCTGTAGTAATCATACCAGACTTAAGTGCTGGTTTAATATATCCAAAGGTTGTATCCATCTTGGGAGCAATTCCTGCTTCCTCATGAAAAAAGAATTTTACCGGACCCCCTACACCATTTGTTGGATCTTTTTCAAAAGACATACCTTGCATAGTACCTTTAAGTCCTATTTCAGCTTTTCTATCTCCTTTTCTTATCTCAATTTTTTGTTGCCACATCATTATTTTATCTGGAGACATAGGTCTATACCATGCAGTATGTTCATTTAAGAATGCTGCATACTCAGATAAAAACTTCCATGTACCTTTCTCATTGATATAATCTTTAAGTGATGCACCCATTTTTAATGTGACCCCTGCTTCAAACCATAACTGATTAATGAGTTTACCTGCATGAAAATATGAACTAGCTATCTGTCTTTTTTTAAGAATAGCTACGTGCATGTAGTTTATTTCTGCAAGTATCTCATATAAAGCCATATGATATTGTGCATCTCTTATCTTAGCAAATCCAAATTTTTGTTCTTCCTTATCAAAAATAGGTAAGAAGTTTAACCACATATAATAATCTCTTGTAAGGAACCAGGTTTTAGGTCCTGATTTAATTATCATACCTAATCTGCATTTAGCTTTTTGGTCTTCCCAATAGTTAATAAAATCTTTAGATTTAAATGGAGCTACACAATATACTTTTTCTATATTAAATCTTGTTGACTCAGATATAAATACTTTATTACTGACATCATCAAAATCATATTCACCAGGCTCTTTAAATAATGCAAACACAAACTCACCAAATTCTTTTCTTGTACCAAAAGATGTAGTAGTCCATGTTCCATTATCCCAGGTGGGAATATCCGTGTACATATTTTCCATAATTAACTATCATAAGATAAACCAATTCCTCCTCTAACTTTACTAGATTGTTCTTCCTGTAAATCTTTATATACTCCCTTAAAAGAAGCTCTAATAAGATCAAAGTTCTTTGCTGCAGCAACTAATGAATTTATATTACCATCTCTTCCTGCAGTAATTGGAGTAGTCTCCATATATCTAGCTAATCTATCTAACATAGATGCCATACCTTTATATGCTCTATATGTAGGAGTCTCATATAATCTTTGGCAGAATACTAATGCTTGATATATTGTTTTATCCTCAGTAGAAAATTCAGCTTTTATCTCAGCTAGAATTAAATCTTCTTTATCTATCTCTGGTGTGTGAAAGAATGGATTCATATCAGGATTAGGACATGTCATATAAAACAAGTACTGATATATCTTAATGTAGTTTTCCGGATATTCATCCATAACATCCTTAAGTGCATGTAGGGTATAACAATGTTCAGTTGGTATTACTACATTATTTTGTACATCAAATAGTTTTATTAACATGTTAAAAAGGATTTATTACTTTTGGTTTAGACTTTATATTAAATAGTTTTTTAAAGCCATCTATAAATCCAGTAGCAAGATATGGATTAAGAAATAAATGATCATTGTTAACTACAACATATCCTTTTAAATACTCTTCTTCAATTTCTGAATAGTTTTTACTTATTTTTTGATTAGGTTTAATCTTTACAAGTATTTTACCTTTATATCTAAATAATACTAAACCTGAATAACCTAATATAACTGTTCTACCTGGGTAGTTCTTGTCATAATTTCTTACTTCATAAAATTTCATAATTATAAATTTTTAATTATAGCAATTACTTCTTCTTTTAAATATGGTATCTCCATTGGTATTACTTGTTTAATTTCTGGATCTCCTTGATCAGTATATTTAGTAATAGGATATCCCCATTCATCTACTCCATCTAAGTCAAATGTAACATGATGTATAAACAATTTACCCGGTTTTAATTTTGGGTTATGCTTTAACATAATATACATATATATACTTAATTGTAGTGCATAGTGGTTAAAATTACAATCATCCAAATGTGATACAGGTTCCTGTAATTTGTCACTAATCCCATCCCAATCCTTATATGATTCAACATCAATCTTCTTATTTGTCTTGTAATCAATGATATTTATCCTATCATTAACTACTTCTACTAAATCTGATTGACCACATATACCTGCAGACTTTAAATAAACCATATGTTCAGGATATACACCTTGTTCTAATTTCTGAGAAGGAGCATACTTTAAATTGTTTACTTCAGGTACCGGAGTTATGATTGGTATTATCACACCATCTACTTCCAATGAAGATAGACTGCATAGATCTGATTCTCTTTGATTATGATAAAAGGTCCCTAATGATGTAGCTCTTAGTGCTTCACTATCCCAGATTTGAAGTATTTTTTCTGGTGCTATACCAAACCATTTTGATTTTTTTTGTTTAGAGCATCTAGCAGCTACTTTAACTTTATCAAATGGCTTTTTTAATTTTGATATAAGACTTGTTACACTAGTCCATTTGATAGATTCTTCACCTTCAGTACTAGTATAACTATGGTCATCTGCTTTAAATACTATACTCATCTTTATAATTTTTCTAGTTTATCTTCATCTTCTTCTGTAATAACTGCTTTCCATCTTAAGTCTGGACAGTCTGATGATAATGATCTTGTTTTAAATGTAAGTGAACATCCACATAAATTACAACATGGTTGCGTCCCTGGCATTACACATGATGAACCTTTAGTATCTTTTCTTATACATACATTACATAACTCCATTCTATCTGCTGAAATCTTTTCTACAAAGGCATCTCTTATTACAGAGTTCTTAATACCTTCCATAATCTGTTTTCTATTGTTCCAAATTTCCTTTAGCTTTACCATCTGCTTTATCCTTTAAAAATTTATCTTTAATTTTTTTATCTGCTTTTAGCATTTTATCTGCTTTCTCTAATAATATAACTTTAGCTTCTATTCTTTTCTTATAGTTATAATTGGCCATAGTATCAGTATTTAGTGTTTCAATACTATTATGATACTTATCCAAGAGTGCAGTAACTAATCTAGGTTTAATTGACATGATTCCTAAACCATCTAAGTTTATTCTGATATGATTTAACTCAGTTAGATTCTTTCTTATCTCTTTATAGTAGAAAGTCATGAAATTATCTACAAGTGTTTCTGAGACATTTAAATCTTCAGCAACTTGTTTATATAGTATATTAGGTTTTTTTGGGATCATCTTCCTAAAAATTTATAATCTAATAATATATCTCCTTCTGTTTGTACTTGCAAGATAGGATTTAATCTGATAAGTTTTTTATCTACATCATCTTTAATTACTAACATAGTCTTCATTGCTTTATTAATTGCATTTCTAACTGTTTGTGGAGACTTAAATATCATCTGTTCATCAGAAGAAGCATCATAACAAAAATGAGTTAATTCAATAGGTCCTGACATGCTCAATAATGTTAAACAGTTTAAGTCAGAATCACTCACCACTATATGATTAATATAGCAGTGAGATAATATCTGAAATTTAACAATTTCCCATTTAGGCATTACAGCACGTTTCTGTACTTGATTTACTAATGCCATAAGTTCTTATTGAGTTTTAAGTTTTCTTTCTTGTTCTGGTGATGGTGCATTAATTTCTTCTTCACCTTCAGTAGGTGGGTTCATCATCATTGCAAGTTGATAGTTAATACTTGTTCTTTTGAATCTAGCCTCATCAATTTCACATAGTACTTTCTCATACTCTAGTTGTGCTGTTAAATAAGGAATTGATTCTGTGTAAAATTTAAGCATATCAGCCTTTCTTTCTGCTAATTCTTCTGCTGTTAACTCTACTTCTTCTTGATGTTGGTTTTCTGTACTCATAATATATATTTTAAATGTTTACACAAATATACAAATTAAGTTTAAACTTTTAGTATTTAAA